ACACACATACAAGTGGTGGAGCTGATCTGTAATGAATGGGTGTCTGAGCGTACAGCGCACATCTATAAAGCTGATCAACTGTGCAGGGTTCGAACCCTTACTCGCTCAGCTTGCGTCCAACAGCTGAGTGCGCTAAACTGCGTAGCGCGGTGGGAGGGAGCGCACTCTCCCACCGCATGGAGTGACCGAGTGCAGAAATCAGTGGTGGCCATCCCGGCGACTGCTGACGATATGTAAGGTGCAGTCCAGTCGGAACTGAGCCCACGCTGAGCAGGCCGATTCGGTGAGCGAAGTGTAACCCGCTGAACAAGCGGTGTAAGAGGCGGGCTGTGCAGGCCAACCCCGGCGCAAGCCCTGGCCCTGGCAAAACCAGGGGCGCGACAGGGAATAGGATTGGCAAGCTGGTAGGCCCCATGCAACGGGCTAAGTCGGGCCAGTACGCGGGCCAGCCTCCCGTCTCCACCCCTAGCCTCGCCACCTTCGGGTGGTGGGGCTTTCGGGGTGACGGAGCCGACACGCACTGTAGGGATACGCTGCTCAGCCCTAGGGTGACCCTTGCTTTCTCCTCAGGGGGATTGGGACTGGGGCCCATGGGGAGCAAGGCGTCCGTTCCAGAAAGCCATCGGCTCCGTCAACCTCGGACCCACCCGCCCTGATCGCCCGCCACCTCTGCCGGAGTTGGCGGGCTTTCGGGGTGACGGAGCCGACAGAGGTTTGGACGGGATCCAGACCCCTCCTCAAGAGGGCCTCATCGGCTCCGTCATCGCGGTAGCCAGGGCCGGTGGTGGAATCAGGGCCGCCACCGGTCCGAACTTGACTCAAAAGAACGCCACCAGCCATGATTGGAAATCCGGGAGGATGGTGATCCCGGACCTGGTACTGATGGAGCGTCTGGGTGGCGCCATCACTCGCCGGGTTAGTTCAACCAACCCGATTCACCAGAGTAAACTTGGGGGAACCTACACCTTGACCAGGTGGGATAGAGCCGACAGTCTTGCCCTTGGGGCTTTCCCGGGCTGGCGGAGATAATGGGACCGCGGCCCGGGCCACCCCAGGAAATGTACACCCTGTGTGGTAACAAATGTGACCCATTTCCGCAGCCATCTCTTCCAACATGTCTCCTCGGGGCTGTGGTACCACGGGAAAGTGAAAACAGGAATATGCCAAAAGGATCAACTCCGCGCAAGCGCCAGACACAGCTAGAGCTGACGAGTGAGTTCCGTTCCAGGCCGCCCTTCCAACAGCTGCGAGCCGGTCCTGGCTTTGGGCACTCGGGCCGCAGCGCCAAGGTCATCGCTGGCAATCCGCTGTTCCAATACCACATGAACGGCCTCGCGCTGGTGATGGAACACCTGTTCGGAACGCCGGTGGACACCTTCGTGGTGGAGATTGGCAACGCGCGCTTCACCTACCACAGCGGATCCATGCCGGAGGCTGAGCGAATTCCCACTCCGGGGCTGTAAAGAGTGCCGAGGTCTGGCATTTCCACGGCGTAGCAGGGCCTGACTGTGCGCCGATGATGTAAATTCACCGTATTTGCGGGGTTGCGCTGTCTCGCACGCGCGCTAGGCTTGCTGGTCGGCCCAGCGCTCTGCTAGGCTCGACGCCGTGCCGCCTCGTGGTCAGCAGGCTGCTGTAAGCGCCGCTCAGGCCCGAGGTCCCATCCCGGTCGATGCCGTCCCCATCGACCAACTGTTGGGAGTGATTCAACGCCAGCGTGGTCGCGTTGATGATCTCGATGCAGTGATGAGCACAATGGCCCGGAGGGCAGGGATCGCCCCGGCTGGTAGTGGTCTCCGCGTCGACAATCCTGTCTGGGCGGCAGCACTCCCAGCCCTCCGGCCAATCTTCGAGATTCAACAGAAGGCTGAGTTGAATCTGGCCGCCGCCGCCGAGCGGTACGTGAAGCTCGGCAACGACCAACGTGAACTGGCCGTGAAGGAGAATTTCGCCGCCCTGTTTGTGATGGTCATCAGTCGCGTGTTCGACGGTATGGATTTGTCGCCAGAGCAGCAACGCGTGGCACCCTCGCTCGTTCAGAATGCGCTCGCTCTGGCGGAGGCTTCGTCATGATCGGAGGTGGTTCCCCCGAACGACACAGCGCCCGGAGAACGCCCCAAGGACACCGGCGGGCTACAGACATCCGACGTGGACATAAGATCCTGCCTCAACAGAGGCTCTCGACAGGAACGCAGGCGGGGTGGTGACGGAGAGTGTCTCCTCCCAAAACCGCCCCGCCTGTCCTGTTTGGTCGTGACAGCGTCACCGACCTGAAGACTTTTCCTCACATGGCTCGCCCACCACGCGGGGTGGCCATGGCAATATCGTCAGAGCTACGGGCACGCTCTCAGCCCCACCGCTACGCTCGCAACCCGACAGGCTGGGCCCGCACAAGGCTCGGCGAGTATCTTTGGTCGAAGCAGGTGGAAGTTGCCAATTCGTTGGTGCGAAACAGTCGTGTTGCGGTCCGGTCGTGTCATGATACTGGAAAGTCGCACGTCGCCTCCAGGCTTGTCGCCTGGTGGTTGGACTCGCACCCCATTGGTACAGCCTTCGCGGTCACAACTGCCCCAACCGCACCCCAGGTCGAGGCCATCCTCTGGCGTGAAATCAACGCTGCACACGTCAAGGGACGACTTCCTGGTCGAATAACAGGCGGCTCGATCCCGAAATGGAAGTCGGCCAGCGGCGAACTCCTGGGATATGGGCGGAAGCCCCAGGATTTGAAGTCTGAAGAGGAAGCCATGCAGGCTTTCCAAGGCATTCACGCTCGTTATGTCCTCGTTGTTCTGGACGAGGCGTGCGGCATCCCGAAATGGTTGTGGAACGCGGTCGAGACCATCGCGACCAACCAATATGCCAGGGTTTTGGCCATCGGGAACCCGGATAACCCAGATTCACAGTTCCGTGAGTGCTTCAAGCCTGGATCTGGGTGGGCACGGCACAAGATTGCGGCCTCGGACACACCTGCCTGGACCGGCGAGCCAGTGCATGGTGGTCTGCTAAACGATCTCATCTCGAAGGACTGGGTCGCAGCCCGAGCGCGTGAGTGGGGTGTGTCCTCTCCCATCTATCGGTCCAAAGTCGATGCGGAGTTCAGCGAAGTCACAGAGGACACGCTGATTCCGCCATCCTTGATCATGTTTGGCCAGGCAATTGACTTGTCCTACAAGGCAATCGACCACCTCGGCCAGTTCGGCTTGGATGTTGCGCGCGGCGGCATGAACGAGACGGCCTGTTATCGCAATCGCGGTGGTTACTGCCGTTTGGAGTTTGCTCATGAAGCTCGCTCTACTATGGTGACGGCGGGGCGCATGAAGGTCGCCATGGAGGAGACTTTCGGCCAGGTTCCGTGCCACGTCGATGTGATCGGCGTGGGCGGCGGTGTGTACGACCGCCTGAAAGAACTTGATTGTCCAGTGGCAGAGTTCAGAAGTAATGAAAAGGCGCTGGATGAGAAGCGTTTCACAGACCGCCGCTCGGAATTGTTCTGGGCGATCCGGACGGGGTTGGAACGCGGTGAGATTGACCTTCCGTCTGATGGGGAGGATGACAAACTCATCGCACAGCTAGGGGCAATGAAGTTCGAGTACACGTCCTCGGGCAAGATCAAGGTTGAGTCCAAGGAAGACATGGCAGAGCGCGGTCTACCCAGCCCGGACCGCGCTGATGCTTTGATGCACAGCTTTGCGCGCTACCCGCATGGCAAGATCGTCATTCCTCCGGCTTGGGGACCCGGCAAGGCGGATTTGACGAGCGACCTTGACAAGATGCAGTGGTGACAACATGACTCCTCGGGCTGTGGTGCCTCGTGTCGATGGAGCCGAGTAACGCCCCATATGGATACGATGTATACACCCACACGGAGGTCACCCCAAAGCCGCCGCCAATCACTTGGCGCTGGCTCATCGGGCCGATTGGGCCAAAGCAGTTCCAACCTGAGCCACGCACTCGATCCAATTACTTCCCCACTCCAAAAGGAGATGTGTCTATGCAGCTGACCGCCGACCAGCAGGTCGAACTCACCATTTCCGGTGAGGACAGCTACGGCAACGCGGTGGACATCTCTGGTGACGTGGCATGGTCCTCGTCCGACGAGAGCATCGTGACCGTGAGCAACGACGCGCCCGACAAGGCGATGGCGGTGGCCGTGGGACCGGTCGGCAGCGCGAGCGTGACCGTCACCAACGACGTCAACCAGGATGGCACCGGTGACTTCATCGGCAGCATCGCCATCGACGTGGTGGCGGGGCGCATGGCCGACATCGAGGTCACGGCTGGGGAGCCGACCGACAAGGGGTAGTCATGGGGCTGGTTCTGATAGTCATCGGAATTGTACTCCTGATTCTGGGGTACTTTCTGATCGGCCTGATCCTCGTGGTCGTTGGCATTCTCCTTTTGTTCGCGCCGTGGCCGGGGGCATACGGCTACAGCTACTACCGTGGACGTAGGGGTCCGCCGTGACGGAAACCGCTGAAAAGTGGAAGTACCTCGGTGAAGCCGAGAAGACCACCTGTGAGGAATACACGTTCCTGGCCCGGCTCGAAGACTGGAAGGGCTATGACGCGGCGCAGGACCAGCGGCGCAAGGATGCCTGGCACTGGCTCAACGACCGGCTGGAGTGCTATGCCAAGAAGGGGTCGGACTGCCAGTCATGGTCGCATTGGAAGGACCGACGTGATTACGTCGATGCCGTGTTGCACGGCCTTGATGAGTTGCACTTCGGCCAAGAGGACTATCCCAGGGACTGGATGCCTTCTACGTCGGACAAGGACCCCGGCCACGACGACCAGAACGTCTACATCAAGGAACGCTGTTACTATTTGGCGTTCGGGACTCAGTACGAGGAACAAAAGCAGCGCAAGATCGACAATTTGAATTGGCTTCAACAGGAGCGCCAGGACTTGTGGCGCTACGCTGAGGAGCATGGTTGGGACGGCGACCATCGTGAGCAGCGGTACGACAATCTTCAGATAGCCACGCATTATGGGTCAGCGTGGGAGGCTTGGCGCGACGGCAAGTACAAGTATCCTGATCCTGATCCGGCATTCCACAAGGCTGACTCCAATTGGAGGGACAAGTCGGCCAAGTGGCATGATAATCATCTGGGCATTACCGAGAACCCGGCCAATTCGAACTGCGACACACGCTCGGATGGCATTCGCAACGCCCAGGATACAACAGCCAACGGGACGTGGCTGCGCAACCAACCTTGGTGTGGTTGTTGGGCGTTTATGGGGCTTTACCAGTCGGGCAAGGTGGCGTCGGGCACCGACTCGTGGATGGCCTCTGTGGCTTCCATCGAGGATTACGCCAAACAAGGGCGCGGGCCATTCCGAGGGTGGACAACGGACGGCTCGAAGGCCAAGAAGGGTGATCTGGTTGTGTTGTTTGGCCGGGGCCAACACGTCGGCACGGTGCGCTCGGTGGACAGCGCAAACTGCTACACATGGGAGGGCAACACATCCTCCAGCAGCGGCGGCAGCCAGAGCAACGGTGGCGGATCGTACAAGCGTACGCGCTCACGATCCTCTGAAACTTACGGATACGCACTGGTGAAGGACTGATGGACGAGGATCGCGTAGACGGCCAGAGATTGCCGCAGCCTGACGAGCCAGGGTCAGATGAACAAATGGACCCCAAGGTCCGAGTGAAGATCAGAGAGGTCAGAGACGAGTTCAACAGGATCGGACCCGATCCTGTACCGATGGAAAGGAGTTGAAGTGGAGCAGGAGCGCAGGGAAAATGAAGAGGACGAGCCCCAGGGTGAGGAGGTCACCACGGGAGCGGGTGGCGAGACGAACGTGATGGATCGCCCGCCTGATCGCGAAGGTGTGCCGCCCGAGCAGGACAACCCCGCCGCCTTCCCATCCGACGCTGACGACAGCGACGACGACAGCGACGAGGACGAGAGCTGAACAACGCCATGGTCGTCGTCAACTCGACACCGCCCGAAAATGAGCTTGGTTGGGTCCATGATCCCAATCTCAATAAGCTTGGCCCTGGTATGGGGAGGTTGCCTTGGGGCCTTTGGGTTGACGACGACGAGGCGGTTGGTGACCTGAAGTGGCCGCGCTCAATTCAGGTCTATGACCGGATGAAGAACGATACCCAGTGTTGGGGTCTGTATTGGGGCGCCATTGCTCCCATCCAGCGCTACGTCTGGTTCATCGATCAGAACGAGTGCGAACAAAAGTTTTGTGACATGCTTTCCCAAGACCTCAACCTTCCGCTGGGGAAGGAAGCTGCGCTGGCCGCGCTGGCTGGAGAGCATGTTGGAGCGCGCCTACGGTCGTCTACTGGACGATTCTCATGGAACAAGCACTTGACAGTGGCTCCGCTCTCGATGATCTACGGCCACTATTTCTTCGAACAGGTCGGGCAAGTTGATCCGGACGGCTATTGGCGACTGCGCAAGTTGGCGCCGCGTCCGCCGCGCACCATCGAGGAGATTGCTGTTGCACCAGACGGCGGTTTGGTGTATATCAAGCAGGACTTCCAGAATTCCAAGCCGATTCCCATCGACCGGCTGGTCTGCTATGTGTTCCAACAGGAACCGGGAAATTGGGTCGGGCGCTCGATGTATCGTCCGATGTACCGGAACTACTTGGTGAAGGACCGGCTGATTCGCGTCGATGCGATGAAGCATGAACGTAACGGCGTGGGAATGCCCATCGTTGAGGCTCCTCCGGATGCCACACCTGCACAGGTGGCTGAACTCGATAAGATGGCGCAGGAGTACAAAGTCGGTGAGCGCGGTGGTGGCGCGATCCCGCATGGCTCCAAGTTTACACTTCAGGGTATCCAGGGAGCAATCCCTGAGACGATTGGCTCGATCCGTTTCCACAATGAGGAAATGGCCCGAGCGATGTTGATGATGTTCATGCAGTTGGGACAAACAGAGACAGGCAGCCGCGCACTCGGTGGCGAGTTCATCGACTGGTTCAAGGTGGCGCAGGAAACCATTGCGAACTGGCTGCGGGATACGACGACTGATCATGTGATCGTTGACTGGTGGGATTGGAATGTCGATCCAGAGTCCGACCGCACGCCGCTTCTGGCATATCTCAAAGATGATGACCCCGAGGTTCAACAGGCCCTGGGGCAGTCGATTGTCCCGATTGCCGGGCAAAACCCCAATATGCCGCCTGGCATCCAGGATCAGGCCGCAGTAGACCACGCAAGAACCCTGGAAATTGCCAATTCCAAGCAGAAGGTGGCTGCATCCTTCGCCCAAGCGGGTGCAGTCATCAATCCCGACGAATGGGTGACAAGGAGGCCCAATGGCCAATAAGATCGTGTTCGGCGGGCCGCCACCCGCCGATGTGACGGACTTTCCGCCTGGATCAGTCTGGGCGCAGATCGAACAGGACCTGACGAGCGATCCCAACGGTTTGACGTTTATCGCCACTGTCTGGTCGGCAACCGCCGTCAACCAGATCTACTGGGGCGACGGCGACGTGAACGGCTACAACACCGATCCCGACTTCGACACACCGCCGGCCAGCGATGGCGAACTGGGTGTCACCACCGTCAACCACACCTACACCGGTCGGCCTGGGACGATGTACCGCATCATGATCGAGGCGGGTGGCGGGAACGCGGTTCGCATCTGGGCGCAGGTCCAGGCGGGCGAGCCGGACATCATCGATGACGTCACCAGCCAGGGCATCACCCGTCCGCATGACCCGGACCTCCAACCGTCCGTGTTCGCGGAGCGGCGCAAGATGCTGGCCTCGACCCGCGAACAGATGCGGACCTACTCCCGCGTCACCAACCCGAGGGGCGGGATGGTGAACCGATGAAGCTCGCGGTCGAACAGACCGACTCGAACACCGTGGAACTGACGATCCACTCAACCGGCAAGCCGGGTGACGATCAGATGATTCACGATGTCACCCACCTCCCCTACGTGGGTCCGTATCGGATCAACTGGGGAGATGGCTCCTCGCTCCAGGTGGTCCCACAGCCCATCGACGATGTTGGACCGCCTGCAACCAGCGCCGACGATCCCACCGTCGTGACGCACGACTACTCCCAGAAGGGCTCATTCCGGGGCTACGTGGAGGGTGACGCGCGGATTCGCTTCCACGCACTGTCGAGTTAGCCATGCCTGGGAAGCAAGTCAAGAATTGGAAGCAGTACCACAAGCTGCGGAAGAAGGGCTTCAGCAAACGGTCCGCGGCCAGAATCACAAATGCCTCGGCCAAGAAGAAGAAGGCCAAGCGCAAGCGTGGAAAGAAGGGTCGGCGTCGATGACCAGGAAGCGTGAACTATCAATAGCCGCCATTGTCATGGCTTTGTGCTTGACGTGCGCCGCTGTGGCATTTGGCGCGTTCCTTGGCGGTCCGATCGGAGATCAGCCCACGGTGACGCCGCAGCTTCGCGTCGTCAGCCCGCTGCTGATTCACACGAACCAGCCGATCACCGTCAAGATCGCCTACAAGGACTTCGATCTGGAGCCGCAACTTCGCTGTGGCCCGGCTGGCCCGTGCACTGGCAGCCTGCCGCAGACCGTGACGGCGGACGGACACGACATCGGCCACATTCACGTGTATCTCCAGAAGGTGACGGGTCAGTTCGCCACGCAGGCTGACTCTGATAGCTTCTGTATTCCCGCCGACGTCACTCTGGGAGCCGACCCATACAGCGGTACGGTGACTGGAACCTGTCCCGCCGTCACCGACAAGGGTTTGTACCGGGTCGCGGCTGAGTTCCAGAGCAATAGCCACGTGAGTGCGCTGAAGGCGACGAACAAGCCGCAGGATATGCCAACGACGGACAACGTCTACGCGCTAGCGATTGGCTGATGACCGTCTGCTCAACAGCTTCGCTCCGGGCTGTGGCCCCCACGCTGGATTGGTCTCCGGCGGAACTGGTCACGGTTGAGGGTGTCGAGATAGTCCAGACAGGGATCGAGTACCCACTGGCCTCGGGTCCGCACACCTTCACGACGGAGGACCTGGCAGACGCTGTTGAGGCGCAGGGCGACCCCGCGATCAAGGCTCCCCGTCTCAGGCTCGGCCACGAGGGCTTGAACGATCCTAACTGGGATGGGGAGCCAGCAGTTGGCACTGTAGCAAACCTTCGCTTGGACCAGGGTGGGCACTTGATTCGTGGCGACTACACGGGCGTGCCTGAGTGGCTCGCGAATGTTCTCCCGAGTGCTTACCCTGGTCGCAGCATTGATGGAGAACTTGGAGTCGTCACGAACACGGGGCATGAGTGGCGACTCGTCATAACCGGTCTGGCTCTTCTGGGCGTGAGATGGCCAGGCGTCTCTACCTTGGAGGACATCCGAGCGTTGTACTCCAAGGAAGGGCCTGAAGGTCTGGTTGTATACACGACAGAGGAGGAGGTGTTGGCTGGAAGGGCCGGGCGGCTGGCCGCCCGTATCGACGTCAGTGCCATCGAGAAGCAGTATTACCAGCAACTCGATGCTGACCACTTCTGGTGGTGGATTCGAGGTCACTACCAGAGCCCAGACGAACTGATTGTCGAGGACGAGTCAACGGGCGACCTGTATCGCGTGCCCTACACGGTCGATGGTGAAAAGCGTGCAGCCACGTTTGGTGACCCCGTTCCTGTGTTCGAGGAGTTCATCGACGCTCCTCAGGACAAGGCAGCCAAGGAGGAGGCGACAGCTTCTCTCTTGGCGGCCAAGAAGTTCACACACAAGCAAGTCTCTCTGTACGCAACGCGTGACGAGAGCAGAAAGGACAACGAAGTGGCAGGAGAAGCTGCCACGGCTCCGGTCATCGATCCGACAGCGCTGCGCGCGTTGGTCGGGTTGGGCTCAGACGCCACCGACGAGCAGCTGAACGAGGCGCTCCAGGCGGCGGGCATGATCTACAACCCGACCGGTCCGTCCAACGCTCCGGGAGCGGAGTCCCCTGGCACGACCGACTCTGGCACGCAAGTGGCGGGAAGCGACATTCCCGACGTGACCGGTCCGAGCGGTTCCAACAAGAACGACCCGGCTGTGGCAGCGCCCACGCAGTCACCTGTCACGGCGGGTGTCCGTACCGTGGACGAGGCAGCCTACCAACAGTTGGTGGCCGATGCCGCCCTGGGCCGTTCCGCCTACACTCGACAGCAGACCGAGGACCGTGACCGCGCGGTGTCGGCTGCTATCCAGCAGGGCCGTATCCCCAAGTCCCGTGAGGACCACTGGAAGCAGCAGTGGGACAAGGACCCCGAGGGGACCAGGACTCTGCTCACCGCCTCCGCCGACAAGGGCGGACTGGCGCCGGGTCTGATCCCGGTGTCCGAACTCGGCGGCACCACCCCCGACACCGAGACCAGCGAGCCGGATGACGCCTATCCGGCCGAATGGCTCCCGGAAGTGGCGGCACGCAAGGCTCAGCAGGCTGCCCAGGCGGCGGCTCTGGCTGCGGCTGGGGTGCTGCCTCCCGTCCACCCCAACGCGCATCTGATGCGGAGGGGCATGTAGATGGCAACAAACGTCTGCACTCCCATCTACGAGCCGGGTGGTCGGGTCACCGGTCGGCCCACCGCCGACGTGACCGGCAAGCGGTTCGTCAAGCTGTCCGGAGCCAAGGACCCGGCCAGCCTCGGCCTCGCGCCAACCGGCGCGGGTGGCAACATCAAGATCGCGCCAGCGGCCCCGGGCGATGAGCCCGTGGGCGTGGCGGAAGCTGACTGCGCTGCCGATGGCAAGCAGTCCAGCGTCGTGACCGTGTTCTGCATGAACATGGTCGTGCCAATCCAGGCGGCTGTTCCGCTCGCTCCGGGCGACTGGGTGAAGGTCGGCGCCAACGGCACGGCGGATAAGGCGGCTGACAAGGCCACCGCGTGTGCCCGCTGCTGGTCCACCACATCCGCCGGACAGGACGCCGTGATCAAGCTGGGGACCTCGCTATGAGCAATCTCCTCCATGCCAAGCGAGGCCAGCGTGCTCGGGTGTTCGTCGCCCAGCGGTTCGAGCATCTCGCCAAGGCCACTGAGGCCCTGAAGGACTACGAGGGCTTCGTCAACCTCCCGAACCAGAACGGCATCCTCTCGTCCAGGGGATCGGTGAAGGCGGCGGCCACATCCTACTATCCGGTGGCTCCCAGCCATCCGTTCGGTCCGCCGAGGGTGGTCGGCAATACGATCACCGTCGAGACGATGCTCAAGTCGCCGACGCGCATCACCCGCATGATCATGGATATCACCGCCGAGCGGTTCATCGCGGACCGCCTATTCGCCAACGGCGGTGGGGTGACCGGCGGCGCAGTGGTGTTCGATGAGGCCCAGGAGAACGAGCTGTACACCTCCCGGGACATCGAGCAGATCGCGCCAGCGGCTGAGTTCCCGCTGATCGGGACCGAGGCCACGGTGCCGAACACCGCCCTTGTGGAGAAGTGGGGCGGCAAGACGTTCATCACCGACGAGGCCAGGGACCGCAACGACAACGCCACGTTCACCCGCATGATGCGTCAGCTGGGGAACGTGGTCGTCCGCAAGCTCAACCAGCGGGCGGTCGAAACGGTCAACGCTGCGCTGGCCGACGGCTCGCGTGACGTCATCGGCAACGACTGGTCGTCCTACGATCCCGAGGTGGATCCGCCTCAGCAGTCCCCGGCGTATGACTTCGGTCGCGCCGACATGATCGCTGCCACCGACGAGATGGGTGCGGAGTTCAACCTCTGGATCCTCAACCCGCAGGAGGTCCTGGCGCTGGTGGCGATCTACGGGTCGCTGGTGGCACCGGGCATCCCGCCCATCTACTCGTCGCCGCGCCAGACGGCGGGCGAGGCCATCGTCTGCCAGTCCCAGGGATGCGGCCAGACCCGCATCGAGAAGCCGCTGGGGTCGGAGACGTGGCGCGAGCAGAAGACAGAGCGGACGTGGGTGCAGTCCAGCGTGCGTCCGCTCTGGTTCGTGGACAACAAGTTCGTGCTCCTCCGGTTCAAGGGGCTGGACGGCACGCCATGACGGATGTCGCCCCGCCCGCAGCGCGCGAAGACACCGACGACGGTGAAGTCGTCTACGTCAAGCACAAGCTGTTCACTTACAACCTGCCGTTGACCGACGCTGATGGCAACGAGATCACGGTCACCGGTAAGCGTGGGACGGAGCGGGTGAAGACCCGCACGGTCCACAAACAGCGCTACGAGCCCATCTACGTCGAGGACATCCCCGAGGACGAATTGGCGCGTGGTGAGGCGTTGGGCGCGTTCTTCACCGAGAAGGAACTGGCCATGGTCCGCGGCCAGCAAGCAGTGGCAGAGGCAGGTGGCGCGCCCGAGTCGGGTGAGCCAGGCGAGGTCCCTGAGGGCCTTGACTTCGATGACCACGATGCGCTGGTGGCCTGGATTCGCGTTCAGAAGCCCACCGCCGCTGCTGTGGTGGCAGCCGCTGAGAACGACTCGGACAAGGCCGAGGCGCTCCTGGAGGCTGAGAACGAGGCCACCGGCGGCCAGCCGCGCAAGTCGGTCAAGGAGCCACTGGAGAAGATCATCCAAGGCGTTTGATCATGTCCGTGCCTCCTGATCCCATCGATCCTGACAAGTTCTACCCACCCACGGTGGATGAGGTGGGCGCGCTCCTGCGCGCTCGCACACAGAACGACGATGACGATGAGATCGGGACGTTCGATGACACGACGCGCCCCACGGGTGAGGAAGTAGAACTAATCATCGCGCAGGCGACGTCCATCGTTCTGGGTAGAACCGGTTCGGTGGACTCGCCGCCGATGACTTGCGACATGGCACCGGATATCCGCACCAACGCTCAGACGTGTGTCACGATGCTGGCGGTTATCCTGATCGAACTTTCATACTTTCCTGAGCAGGTGCGTTCTGATCGCTCTGCTTATGAGGACTACCGCAGCTTGTGGAATGACCAGATGCGGTTCTTGATCGACGCGGCCGCTGAGTGTCGCGGCGGTGAGATTCTCCCCGACCAAGGTGGACAAGGCCAAGGGGAAGGCTACCGCTATGGTCCGAGCTACGCATTCCCCGTGGACGCAGGCGGACTGGTCGGATGGCAAACGGACTGGTAATGAAGAACCGACAGCTATGGCTAGTCTTCATGGCAATGGTTATGTTCACCGCTGGCGCGGCTGTATACATAAACGGCGGCGACTTGAACGATCACATCCTTGGTGGCGTCGCCATCTTGGGGGCGTTGGCCGTGGTAGTTGCGAACGTGACCGGGAACGGGAATGGTAAGGGCAAGTGAATGGCAACGCTTCCAGACTGGGCGCAGGCGGCACCTTGGGCGTTCCTTCTTGGGGTGATCGTCGGCCTTGCGCTTGCCAGTCGCTATCGAATTGTTCGCGCAAGGGATATCCAAGAGGATTCCCAACATGACTCCTTGGGCTGTGGTACTCCACGTGACTGAGTATCTCCGGTACTGGACGGCACCGCGATGATCTCGCGTTGGGAAGCCAAGTCCCGCTCGGCTGGTCTCGTGGCCCGCAAGCTGCGTCATATGGCGTACAGGGGCGAGGACCTTCGACCAGCCTGGCCCGCCGTCACGCGGCGGGCTGTTGAGGGATACCGCCGAGCATACGACCAAGAAGGACCTGGTTGGCGACCGCTGTCGCCTGAGCGCATTCGCCAGCGCATCGCAGATGGCATTCCCGGCGCGCATCCGATCCTCAACGCCACCGGCAAGACCCGTTCAGAAGTGCTCGATCCTGACGCTGATGAGGGCGCGGGCTTCCTGAAACTTCTTGTAGACAGTGACATTCTTTTCTACCATCAGGTCGGTACCAAGCAAATGCCAGCTCGTCCGCTACATCTACGGGCCAAGGATGGGACTTGGATGGCGTTTGAGATTTCCCAAGCATTGCTGGAGGCGTATCGCCTTGGCTAGCATTGGACCCGATCCTGTCTTTGGCGCCTTCGTGGGCGCGCATCATGTTGACGATATTCTCGTTGACTTGATTGAGACTTGGGGTTACACGTACCTGCAAGAAATGGCACGACGGTCGGGTGAGGACGCCGGCCAGTTGGTGCCCTTCAGGAACTACCGAGTGACCTACGAGATGGAGCACATGCCGGAGGATCAGACGCCGACGTGCATCATCGCCAATCGCGGTTTGACCGAACACCCGATGCGGCGCAACTTTCATCGGCCAGGGCAATCCTACAAGGTGGTCTGGAACTACCAAATTGGGGCGCACGTCTCGGCCAAGGGCAAGAAGGTCAACGCTTCGCCCAGGGCACAGCGCCTAGCAAAGATGTATGTGGGAGCCATCCGGAATCTTCTTATTCAGAAGCGAGATGATTCCGGGCTCCTTGGCATGATCGATTGGATGGACGAGAACTACGACGGTCTCACGTCGGATTCTGACCGAACGATCTGCTTGGCCTACGCTGAGTTCAACGTCGAGGCGTACGAAGTGGCAACTTGGGGGACTGGACCGATGCAGGCCATCCCCGAGCCGGACCCGCCAGATCCAGACATTCCTTACTGGCCGACAGTTTCCTTGGTGATTCCGGAGATCATCAAAATACCAACTGACCAAGAAATTCCCGACTCATAGATTGGAGGTGTGCAGTGCCAAGACCCGGCGTGGATGTCGAAATCGTTGATACCTTCGAAGCAGGTGAAGCGATCCTCGATCCCAGCCAGGGCATGTTCGCGGGCTACACGGAGCGTGGTGCTCCATTGACGGTCGCGCACAACATGGCTGACTACCAGAAGTATTGTGGTGGTCGAAACGGTGCGAGTGCCATGTACGACTCGGTGGGTTCATTCTTCGCTGAAGGTGGCCGTACCGCGTACATCGCTCGCAACTCAGCAGCGGGTGATGCCGTTGCCCTGGGAATGCTCGGGACTTGGGCTGAGTTCTCTGCCAAGTCCGGGGGCCTCTGGGGCAATGATGTGGAGGTGGAGTCGGTCGCGCCGATTGGATCGGCAACGGCCATTCGCCTCCAAGTGTCGTACGATGGTGAGGTGGTGGAGTCGTCTCCCAACCTCCTCACTCTGGATGCGGCCAAGGCGTGGGCGGCCGACAAGTCGTTCTACGTTGTGGTGTCGGATGAGGGTGCCGATTCGGACACCCTTCCGGCACCGAACGTCACTGCCACACTGGCGGGCGGGGCCAACGGGGCTCATGCTGCCGACGACTATCAGAGTGGCCTCGACCTCCTGAAGTACGACCTTGGCCCAGGACAGGTCAATTGTCCTGGCGAAAGCGACCCGAGTGTTCACTTGATGGTCGGGGAACACTGCGACTTCCAGCACCGCGTCGGCGTGCTGGACTTCCCGAACACCGACGACGTGTTTGAACTCACGGCGGCGGTGGAGGCGCTCTACGGCCAGACCGGCTGCCGGTACATGATCGGCCTCGCGCCGTGGCTGATCTACCCCGGTGACGCGCAGGACTCAACGAACATCATCCCGTATGGTGGGATGGAGATGGGTCTGATCGCCAAGGTTGATGCCATGCGAGACGCTTCGCTGGTCGCGGCAGGCGCCCAAGCCATCTCTCGCCGGGCCATCGGCCTGGCAAACGACTACAGCGACGCCGACCGCCAGACGCTCAACGCGGCAGGCGTGTCTCTGGGCCGAATGTTGTACGGCAACGTGCGCACCTACGGCTACAGAACAGTGGCAGGCCCCGACGACACAAACTGGCTGTTCTTCCAGGAGTCGCGGGTCATCATGACCATCGCCCACGAAGTGCAAGCGCAGGTGGAGGAGTACGTCTTCAACACCATTGACGGTCTCAACCATCTGTTCACTCGCGTCAAGAACGCGGTGGTCGGCATCCTCCAACCGTACTGGCTGGTTGGCGCTTTGTACGGAGCAACCCCAGACCAGGCGTTCCGCGTGATCTGCGACACGAACAACAACACGCCGGATACCATTTCCGGCGGCGAAGTTCACGTCACCCTCTACCTCCGTACCAGCAAGATCGCGGAGTGGATCAAGGTCGAGATCATCAAGGTCCCGACTGCTGAGGAGGTGCCAGCGGCCGCATGAGCGCGAACCCCACCCGCGAAGACACCCACCTCCTGACCCTGGTCGTCGATGGTCGTGACCTCGGCGTCTGGGATAAGAAGGAAGGTGGGGAGATCGACTCCGAGGAGAACAAGTACAAGCCGGGCGGCATGGCCCAGGAGATCAGCCTCGGAGGCACCAAAACCATCGGCAACTGCACCTTCACACGCCTGTTCGATTGGGCACGCGACGACCCGCTGATGCCGTGGTTGTTCCCGCGCGTCGGCAATGGACGTGGAGCACTCGGCGTCCAGATGCTCGATGTGACCGGTGCGCCGCGTGGCCGGCTGATGACGCTGGGCGGCACGCTGAAGACGATGACCCCGCCCGACCTCGACTCCACCTCGAATGACCCAGCGCTGGTGGCGCTGGAGTTCACCTGCGATTCGGTGTCCTGGTCGTGAGCGAACTCCACATTACCCCGGGAGACGCTTCCAACACGGCTCCCGGGGCTGTGGTCCCGCCGCCAAATGGCAGCAACGGTCACAGCCCGGTCAGCGTGTTGGGTCAGCTGAAGGCGCAAGCCAAGGCCCAGCAGCAGAAGCACACACTCGAACTCGCAGTTGGAGGCGAGTTCGGGGAACGGTTGAAGATCAAGTACAAGGTCCTGGAGCAAGGGCCGCTTGATCGGTTCATCGCGGCGCGCCAAGCGCAGGATAAGCCGCAGATGACGAGTCTGTCGATGTCGTTCATGTCGCAGGCGTGCATCAACCTCGTGGGGTACTCGGCGGACGACCAGCCGTGGATTTTGGAGGACGACCAGGGTGCGGTGCGACTCGAACACCGTCTGGCCGAACTGCTGGAAATCGTTCCGCCCAACCCGAATCCGGAAGCGCCACCGGCGACACTGACGGCGCATGAGGTGATCCTCCTGCTGTTTGGCCAGAACTCCCTGGCCATCGTGACGCACGCAGACAACCTCATGGAGTGGATGCAAGATCCAAGTCGGAAGCCTGAAGTGGGAAAATCCTCGACGCAGACTGGCGAGATGTTCTCGCCCAGTGCGCCCTCTGTGGAATCGACCCCTGGCGAATAGCAACCATGGAAGACTCGTTTGAACGTGATCTCTTGCTAGTCGTGGGACGGCGAGCGCGGGAACTCATGAACGAACGAGATGACCTGCTGGCGAACAAGATCATCTACGAACTGTCGCAAGCGATGAAGTAGCATGGCAACTCTGCGAGACACGATCCTGACCGAACTGCGCCTGATGGGGCAACGGGCGTACACAGTCGGCATGGATGCGGCAGCCGCCGCCACTGAGCGTCTCGCAGCGGCCAATGTGTCGGTTGATAAATCCGCGCAAGCGATGGGGCATCAGCTGAACCAGTCGGCCTTCAATATGGGCAACGTGATCCATATGGCTGGCCGACTGGCGTTCGCCTTGGGCGCTGTCGGGACGGCAGCGGCCTACATCGGTATCAAGTTCGACGCCTCAATGGAGCAGTCGCAGGTCGCGTTCACCGAGCTACTTGGTAGCGCTGGCAAGGCGAATACGATGCTGCAAGACTTGTTCGAACTCGCGGCCAGGACGCCGTTTGAGTTCCCGCAGCTAGTTGATGCATCACAGAAGCTGCTTGGCTTTGGCATGAACGCGAAAGAAGTGATTCCACTCATGTCGAAGGTGGGCGATGCGGTCGCCGCCGTGGGTGCCGATCCTGAGCGGATCGACCGCATTACTCGCGCTCTTGGTCAGATGCAGGCCAAGGGCAAGGTGTACTCAGAGGAGCTACTCCAGTTGGCGGATGCTGGTCTGCCCGCTTACAGGATGCTGGCCGAGGGACTTGGTGTTACGGGCGGTAAGCTCAACAAGATGTTGCGCAAGGGGCAGGTGTCGGCCAAGCAGGGACTCGACATCCTTGCCTCGCAGATGGATAAGCGTTACAGTGGTATGGCCGAGAAGCAGAGCAAGACCTTCAACGGCTTGATCTCGACCATCCGTGACTACTCCCGCATGGTACTTGGACAAGTGATGAAGCCCTTGTTCGATTACCTGGAACAGAAGGTTCTACCCAAGATTGCTGAAGTCTTGGAGAAGATCGCTAAGTGGGGACGCTCTGGCGGCTTCGAACGCTTCCAGCGCAACTTGAGTGGAGCCTTCCAAGAGGGCCGCACAGGCGGCAGGGATAGGGCTCTTCTCACCCCAGACGAGCACATGGGCATGGCCGTAAAGATCGGCAAAACACTAGGCAAGGTCTGGGGTGCTGTATCCAAGTATTTCGGACAGTTCTTGGATGCACTAGCTCCTGCCAAGCCGTTCTGGGATAATGTGCTCGGACCATTTCTCAAGGGTTTGGCTGTCGGTGCCTTTGGTGGCTTCTTGAACCTTTTGAAGTTTGCCATTCCAGTGATAAAACTGTTTGCCTCAATCCTTGGATGGCTAGGGACGAAGTTGCGGCCATTCCGCGGATGGTTTGAGAAGATCGGTTTTGTGGTTGGTTTTGTCTTCGGTCCTGGTAAGATTTTCGGGATTGCGGTCAAGGTTCTTGGGCGCGTCGGACGAGTCATTGGTTGGGTAATAAAGCCATTCAGATGGTTGATAAGAATCGTTGCTTGGCTCTTGCGAGTCTTTGGCAGGTTTGTTGGATATATCTTCAATAAGCTCATTCCGGCAGGCCACGCGCTCGAAGGTCCCGCGCTGAGAATTCTCGGAGCTTGGCAGAAGGTCAAAGATTTCTTCCTCAGATTCGGCAGTATCATTCCGCAGGTGGCGGCGGTCTTCTACAACTTTGGCAAGACCATCTTTAGCAGCATCTGGGCGGGAATCAAAGCTGGGCTGCACGGAATTGGTAAGGCAGCAGGATGGGTCGGGAAGAAGTTGGGCCTAACCGGTGGTGGCGATCCAAATGCAGGGACCAAGAACAAGGGCACTGGTGGAGCAGTCCCCTTTGATCCGACGGCACCATACAGACGTGCCATCCCGGAAGCGGGGTCAACCTACAACCCATTCCGGAAGAAGGGCGCTTTTGATAAGCCGTTCGAAATCCATAACAACCTCTATCTTGACGGCAAGCTAGTCACCAAGAACGTCGCCAAGCACACCGCGGATAACATGGCGAGACGATAATGCCAGGAGAGGTTTATCCCAAGCTTCCCGTTGACCCTGGATACGTTCGTATTACATCGAACAATCCTTGGGTCAATCTGACGTGTCTGCTTGGTCCAGAGACACCGATGATCACAAACGAGGACACCGGCTGGGAGATGGTCCCGCGTCCCAAGCAGACCGGGATGACGATTTGGCGGGGCAACGAGCCGCTCCAGGGAACATTCTCGTTTCTCCTTGATGGTTATCGGACGGGGCCTATTGGCCGCGTGGGGCACGGTAGCCAGCGGTTGGCCGGACGGGTGTTCGATCCGCAGACTCCGAACATCAATAACCTTTGGAAGATCGCTCGCGGCGATGGAGACTCGCGGCCTGGACTAATCTCGATTGAGGGGATTCCTGAGTTCCCGAACATCGACTGGATCATCGAGTCGATGAGCTTCGAGGATGACGGCTCCATTCGCTCCGCACATAGCTTCAAGCAGGCGCGCATCAAATGCAACATGACGGTGCGCCAATACATGCCGCCGCGTTACGTTCCGGATCGCACCCCAACCGGTAGCCCGAAAGGGAAGACCGTTACGTGGAAGTGTCGGCACGGTGACACCCCCGCCAATATCGCCCGGCGTATCGGATGTAAGTGGACGGACATCCGCGAGCTAAACAAAAAGATTGTCAAGAAGTCGAACATGCACCTCAAGGCGGGAACACGCATCCGCGTGCCAGCGACGAAGGATGCCAACCGTTTGATCCACAATTCAAAGTCCAAGTCGCATAAGAACAAGTAATGCCCAGCACCAAAGTCAAGCATCGCACGACGAAGTACAACGCTACCTTCTGGAAGTCGAAGAAGAAGTGGCTGCGGTGGGAGATGGTCGGGATGCGCCCGTACATGGGCATGGAGGACCTCGTGTTGACTTGGGCGGGTGGTGGACGCCCGCTGAAGGTGAACGCTGCCATCCAATCGCTGCATATCACCCGCACCATCGAGGGCGCGAGTGAGATCGAGATGGTTATCTCCGATCCCCACGGACATATGTTCGCGGAGAAGATGGGACGCGTTGTGACAAATCGGCCGCGCACCAAAGCGGCCAAGCAAAACAATGTGATGACCGACGAGCTAGGTAAGCCCGTCAATGCCCCAACATTGTCCGGCCGGGCTGTGGAGATTGAACTTGATGACGTAATCTTCCGGCTGTCGAAGATTACCGGTGACCTCCAGGACAACTATACGTTGGTCTTCGAGGACCGGATGATCTACTGGCTGCGGCGCAAGAAGGGTGCCATTTCGGCCAGCCGCTCAAAGGTGACGCGGGCCGAGTTCATCTTGCGCATGGTGCGCGAGATCAAAGCTGAGCGAATTCCTTTCTTGTGTCCTGAGTTGACACGCAAGCAGCCCATCGCAAAGCCTGACTATCCGGACACCTTGAGCCTGTCGCAGTATCTCCATATGTCCGTGCCGCGTCGGCCAATTGACAATCCTGGGAATGGGAAGCGGGGCAAGCCCAAGGACACCGACAAGGATTCCCCAAACCCCAAGAACGGCATCAAGGATTCCCAAGACCTAACGGTGAAGGGCAAGCTGGCCGATAATCACCAGCGGTCCAATATGAACGATATGTTGGACCAAGCGACTGGTGAGGACAATGCCTCCCGGCGCGCGCTCATTTCGGCTATCTGTACGGTGATTACTGAGACAGCAGCAGGCAATCCAGAACACGGATTGGGTGGGAGCAAGGGGATGTTTCAATTGATTCCCTCCACAGCCCGGAACTTTGCTGTTGATCCGATGGATATTGCAGGCTGCACTCATCTCTACATGACAAAGGGATTCACAGGCGAGGGTGGAGCGATTGAGATCGCCAGGAAGCATCCTGACTGGAAGATTTACCAAATCTGCCAGCATGTGCAGGGATCTGGAGCGGGACGCGCGACCGATGGTCGGTCAAACTATGGGTCATGGGTGAACGAGGCAACCCATTGGCTTGATGTATACCGTGGCAGCGACAACGACTTCGCACCCGGTCAATCTAAGTATTACAGGAAGCAGTATCGCTACCACCGGGACAAGGGCGAAAATTCCTGGGATGCGATCAAGCGTCTGGCCGATGAAGTTCAGTGGCGGGCATTTCCTATTGGCCGAGCGATGATGTATTCGTCGGACACAGACTTGTTCCGGCGTAAGGTGGCAGAGACGGTCAACAAGGGCGATCCCAGGCTGCTGGAGTTCAACTGGGATATGGACTGGAACAAGAACCCGAATGAGTGCACAATGACTGTGGCGCTGCATTCATGGTCGGCCTATCCTGGCACTTGCATCATGGTTGATGGATTTGGCGGACCGGATGGTCGTTGGCTCGTGACTGAGGTGAGCCGTGACTGGTTCGACTCCACGGCTGAAATAACTATCAAGCAGCCCGAGCGGCAAAAGAAGGAGCCAGCACCCGAGGTTGGCGAGCGGACGGAAGGTGTCGATAGCGAGGGCGCTGGTGGCAACATCGGCACGCTGTTCAAGATTTGTAAGCACATTTCAGAGGCCACGCCTGGATATGTGTATGGCGGGCAACATGGCATTCCGCTTGCGCAAATGGTTGCAACCAGGGGCCTCGATTGCTCCAGCAGTTGCAGTTTGGCGCTCTGGCGAGCCGACCTTTGGGATAAGAAGACCAAGACTGCGCGGGTCAGTGGCCCTGGAGCGGGCAGCCCGAACTTCTCCAGTTGGGGAGTGGCAGGTAAGGGACACCTGTTCACCGTCATGTATAACAATGAGCACGTCTGGATCAAGTTTGAGGAAGCCGCTGGTATCTCATACGAGCGGTTTGATACCTCGGCTTGGGGCGATGGCGTGTCGGGTGATGGACCAAAGGTGCGCAAGACCACACGCCCACCGTCAGACGAAGCTCGTTTCAATAAGCGGCATTGGCCGGGTATGTGATGCCGGGGCTCGACCAACTATTTGCCCCGAACAAGAGTGTCAAGCCAGATGTTGCCCTTGACCAACAGTTGCTCCGGGCTGTGGTCGTGCGCCAATCTGGTAACACGTGGGCGCGTGTTGATGGAGCGAGTGCGCTTTGGGGTCCGATCCAGAATGATGATCCGTCGATTTTGACAGGTTCGACGCAGCTGATTGGAATTGATCAGCAGGGTAGGGTTTGGGTTGTAAGTGCTGGTGGCGGTGATGGCGGAAGCGCAGATGTAGACGCCACTGCTAGCACGACCACGCTAGGGCCCGGATCGCAAGCGACGGTTGATGTTACAGAGCCAACGCCGAATTTGTTCGACTTCGCTTTTGGTATTCCGACTGGTGCTCAAGGTCCAGCTGGTACTACTGGACAACAAGGTCCTCCTGGTCCGACTGGATCAACTGGCGCACAGGGTCCGCCGGGTGCAACAGGCGCGCAGGGTCCGCAGGGTCCAAAAGGCGACACGGGCGCGCAAGGTCCTGTCGGCCCGTCTGGATCTTCAACCTTTATGCCGGGGCATGGCGCTCCATCAGCTGTTGATGGGGTTGACGGAGCAGTTTGGCTAGATGTAGACTCTGGTCGGTTCTACGGACCCAAGGCTGCCGGAGCTTGGCCGCCAACGCCATTGGGCATTCTTGTGCGCGATGTTACTACATATGACCAGCTATCGAAGGGAGCTTGATGCCACCACCTAGTGGATCGACGCCGATCCTGCACGCTCCATACCCGATCCCTGACGACACCGTCGATGTCCCGCGTGATATCAAAGCGTTGGCCGATTGGCTTGAAGCCAACTACGGTGGTGGTGGGGCTGGAGGTGGCGGCGTTCTTCAGGCAGTCCCTGTCCTTGATGTGGGACTAGCCGGACAGATCAGAGCTGGGCGTCAACTGTCGGCCGCTGACTTCACAAGCATGGGCTTGGCAGTGCCACGCGGTCTTTGGAATTTGTCGGACGCGACTGATTCCTCAGGCAATGGACGTAACCTTACAAACAAGGGCGGCGTTGGATTCGCTGCTGGAATCAACGGTGCGGCCAATACTGCGGCACAGTTCACCGGTACAACTGCGCAAGCTCTCTACATCGCCGATACTGGTGCGGCTGATCCATTCCGCATTACTCAAGGATCGTGGGGCTGCTGGTTTCGTACGGCCAAGCGCGGTGTGTCCCAACAACTGATCGGCAAGAACAGCTTTGTTGCCGGTAACTATGGTTGGAGCGTATACGTTCTCAGCTCAAATATCTGCGGGTTGCGTGTTAGTGGTACGGGATCAAGCACAACGACGCCTGGTGTCGATACGTTCTGCGATGGTGTCAGCGACGTGGCTGATGATCGTTGGCACTTCGTCGTTTGTACGCAAGATGCTGGCATGGGTCGTCTGTATGTTGATGGAACGCTGGAGTCAACGGCCGTGGCATCTGGCATGATTTTCCCCGGCAGTGGACCACTTAGCATCGGGATCAACGGTGCAGATGGGGCAACGGCTGGTGGAAACTCGCACTTTGGTCGCATCGATGAGGCGTTCGTAACGGCAGATGTGCTCTCTGAGGAGGAAGTGCGCTTGCTGTATGCGGCAAAGTTGTCGCATAGCCTCGGGATAATTCCGGCTGATGTAAGCTTGCGCGTACATCGTCGGCGTAAGGGCGCAACTTGGGTCGTGGGCGACTTCACCACGCAGCCACTTCGCCTTTATAACTTCACTCAGGGGTCGGCCACTGTAGATGAGGGGTCACAGAATCAAGCCTTGGCCTGGGCTGGAACCGGTGCAAACGGGAACACCGCTGCCGCCGATGGTCTTGCCGCTCACGGCATGAATTTGCAGGCGGGCGACTATATGGCGACTGACGCAGGTCTGCCGGGCGGCACCAACGCGCGCAGTTATGGCGCTTGGTTCAAGACGACAAATCTTCCTGGTGTGGGACAGGGTATCATCGGCTGGGGCACAATCGCTACTGGAGACACACGTCTGTGGACGGGACCAGGCGGAGGGATCAATTGCTCCAATGGAGGAGATGCAATTGCTAGCTCTCTGATCGTGGCAGATGGGCAGTGGCACTTGACTGTTGCCGTAGAAGACAACGCAGCGGTAGATGGCCTGAAGCGTAAGATGTACTTGGACGGGAGATTGCTCAATAGCTCAACTGTGCTCAATCCGATTGTGCTGGCTGGCGCCAACCGCTTTCGCATTGGCGCTGTCCCGGATGGCAATTCAACATTCACCGGTCAGATCGATGGGGCATTCGTCTGCGGCTATGCAATGTCGCGCGACGAAGTGATACGCCTGTATGCCAAGGGCACGCAGGACTTGGGTGCCAGCCCCAAAAACGCAGGCGACCATGTGGAGAGGATGGACGCAAATTCGCTTCACGTTATCTTCGATACGTTGGAGTCGCAGTACACGATTGATCTGGGGGTGACGGTTTGAGATCGGCCCGAGCCGATACACCGGTGTTGTTTGGACGTACACCGGGCGGTGATATCCTCAAGATGCAGCGTGGAGATTTTGCTACTGGAACTCTTGCTGCAAATGTAGGAACATTCGTTACTGTTCCCTTGACATTTCCCTGGCCAACTGCGCACGTGTTGTTTGTGTGCGAGTTCCAAGCCATTTCTAGTGCAACGGGATGCACCAAGAACCAGTCAATGCCTTTCAATCTGGCGAATGGGCAGGTCGTAATCAACAATTCGGGAACAGCACAGCAATTTCTGGTTCGCTGGATTAGCTATGGATATTGAGGAGGAATAGATGGCAGATTCTTATCTGGCGATCTCAAGTGTCGCCAACGATGAGTTCATGAAGGAGCGCATGCGCGCCGCTGTGACTCAACAACAATACCTAGGCAACACACCAAACATCGCTTCTGACGTATCGCTATGGGTCGATCAAAACCGTTACGTCTGGGCCAGCTCACCGGATTGGGGCGCGGCATGGGACAGCGCGCTTGCCGCTCACCCACCGGAATCAGAGCCCGACTATGAGCCTGGGAAGGACCCCGGCGTCATAACCGACGGCATGATCCTCGCGACTGTGCAAAAGCTGGGAATGCCAGAAACAGTGTAATTGATTTATGGACTACATTCCGCATCTAGCACTACCCATCCGTTATGAGAGCGGTGCGTTCGTTACCAACGAACAAGACACGGATGCGGAAGCCGCTGACTGCGTAAAGGCGATTCTCAGTTTCGGCCGCTATACGCGATTTGACGATCCCGACTTTGGCATCCCCGATCCAACTTTCGAGACACAGCCCATCGACACAGATGCCATCGCTGAAGCGATCACGACATATGAACCCAGAGTCGATGCCGTGATCGAAACCGAGGACAAGACCGATGGCACGACGACGGTGCGAGTGTCTGTGACCCTGCCGACGAGTGAGGACTTGTCAACCGGTGGAGCACTCGACGGAGGAGAGTCAGAATAGATGTACCTTGAACTTGCATTGATCGGGGACGTCACAACCCTGACAGACATTGGTATCACGTATATCGAGTCCAGCATTGACGGTTACACAGCCCGGCCGGGTAATGTTGAGACGATCATGATCGAATCGAGCGGTCAGATGATGGCCGAACTCCTCGACCAAGCCTCCATCGTTCCAGCTGAGGCGTTCGCTGCACTGGGCACGTCAATCTTTGGCGTGCCGATGCTCGATGGACAACAGGCCGTCGCCCCGGCTGTGGTCACCTGGGCAAATGATACGCCTGCGACAATGTTGCCAGTGGACTCGGAAATTGCTGTCCCGAACCCGGACGGCAACATGTACGTGTTTCTGACTGACCGCGACCTTCCGGCGATTCAGGGTGGTGGCACGTCAACATGCAACCTGATCGCTCGTGACGTGGGCATTGCCTCGAACAATTCGTTCGGGGACTGCCAGATGATCGATGAAGTTGAAGGTATTCAGTCCATCGTGGCGCAGACGGCTATCAACGGTCAGGATGACGAGACGGCCGAGGAGTATTTGGATCGCCTTACCATCATCATCTCACTCTTGGCTCCGCGTCCCATTCTGCCCGAGGACCACGCGGCAATGGCTTCAACTGTGCAGGGCGTTGGGCGCGTGTCGGTTTTGAACCTCTACTACCCTGGCACGGACTTGCAAGATAACGGTCAAGCTATTGGGGACTACGCACTGTGGACGCCGCAGCCGCCACCCGCTGCGCCACAGACCGATGTGCCGCGCTGTACAACCGTCGCCATTATGGGCGAGGACTTCACTGAGCCGACCGACGCGCTGATGCAAGAAGTGTACGAACTTCTCGACGCCAACCGCGAAGTGAACTTCCTGAACTTCGTCATGAAGCCGACGTACGTGGATGTCGATCTGCGCGCCGTGGTTACGCCATTCCCGAATCGCACCAAGCAAGAGGCCATCGATGGCAGCAAACAAATGGTCGAGGAGTGGTTGTCGGCTGAGAACTACGGCATCATGCCCGGCGGGACCAAGGAGGAGGGCTGGGCGACGGATACCACGCTCCGCCTGTACGAAGCGGTTGATTACTTGAACCGAGGACCCGCCACCTGGTACGTGGAGGACGTGGAGATGAAGTTCACGTCGGAGGACGACACACAATGGCGGGCCGCTGACATCGACATCTCGAATGCCGGGCCATTCCCTGTCCCAGTCCTCGTCAATATCTTCCTGACATGAGCTACCCCGACTACACAGCGCTGGGCCGTCGCCTACAAGACCGCACATCTCAGCTTCAACAAGAGGACGTGGATGCGCAGTACGGCTACGTTCATGGTCATTTGTCTGAGGGGATGATGCGCGGGCTACAACAGCTTGCGCAACTCGTTGACCCGGACGATCCATATGTGCCGTGGGAACCGCTTTTCAATGTCGATATCTGCCCAGACTGGGCGCTTCCATGGCTGGCCCAATGCGTAGGGGTCCGACTGCCGAGTACCGTAACGCCTGACCAGGCCCGTGACTTGATTCGCGGAATCGGCGTTCAAAATCGCGGGACGACAAAGGCGATCCGGGAAGCTGGAAACATTTTGTTGATCGGGGACCAACAAATGTACTTCCGCGAGCGCGATGGAGGCGATCCATATCGACTGGAAATCGTGGTCAGCGAAACAGACATTGTGCCTGGGGATGAGGTCCGCCTACAAAACCTCTACGCCAGTCAGATACCTGCGGGGATCGTGTTCGATTTCCATACGGTGCAGACGTGGGACTACCAGGCGCACACGGACACTGGACAAACCTACGCTTACGACACCGCTCACTTCTATACCTACAACGACCTGTCCTACAAGGAATCACACTAGGTCGTTGACCTCGTAAGCGAGAATCCGCCAGGCATCGCGCGTGTGCGGCTTTCCCCGAATCCACCCGCAGCGACCGCGTGTGACCTTGGCAAGTCGCTTCATCCGGTCGTCCGTCGCATATGGTTTGTGCTGACCGGCGCGAATCCAAACAAGGTTCTCCGCCCAGCCGGTAGCTGCCATCGTACCGTAGAGGAAGCCCGCCAGGAATACTGGAGCCAGCCCCTTCCGGCTGTCTGCTCCCGTTGGCACCCCGCGAACCTCGAAGTGTTCACAGGCGACTACGATTTCACCGCGCCCCATCGAGCGGAACATGTTCCACTCGCCAATCTTTGACATGACGAATTCGACAGCCATGAGCGTGGTATCGTGACCGTCTTTGGGCGTATTACCCTTGTAAGGGTCCTTAGGGCCGATTTGTATTGAACCGATGTCCCGTCCGCGCCGGATGGCGTTCCAATTACTGGTGCGATCCCGGAGCGCGGGGTTGAAAATGCCCCACGCGATCCCGGTGTTCATTCCCGGGTCAATGGCGATTACTCCGACCATCCTGCCTCTCCCAGATGTCGTTGCAGGTTCACAGCCGCGACCCGCAGTGTTGGAACAGTCTCGGCCACGAAGAACTCGGCCTTGTTTCGAGCACGTGAATTGTGCCACTCGAAGTTCACAACGCTTTCTTGTAGGTTGTGATCGGCCTCGATGTACTGCATGAAAGCCATCAGTCCATTGGCCGGATAAATGACCTTCTCGTTCGTGGGCAGGTAGGCCGACTGGCCGGCATGAAGCTGCTTGAGGGCGCCAGACACACGCTTGCGGCAGTAATCCAACTGACCCCTGTCGAGAAACTGGTAGATCGGATTGATCGGCACCGGATTGGTCAACAGGTCCTCCGGGCTGTGACTATGGCGCATTGCTCGATACAGACGGCTTAGCCAGCCGTACGCGACGGTTAGGTGCCAAGTTGCCCAAGCCAAGAAGGCGTGCGGAGTAAGCCAACCGGGCGGGCAGTTCCAGATGCCTTGCAGGTCCCAGCGCGGGAGGTAGGCCAATCTTGACCAACACCAGTCCCACTCGTCCCAAAACTCATCAGCTGCGACCGCTTGGAGGTAGAGTGAAAGCTCATCATCCTTGGGCAGCTTGACAACGCCCTTTTGAGGAGGATAGCTCTGGCGCGGGAGTCGGCCTGGAATACAAGTGTAGATGGAGTCGGGGCGCGGCCACGGCGGCGTGGGAACGTTATACACCCGATCCGGGTACCATTTCTTCATCGGAAGCTGGCCTCGCGGGCTTGTCGCTTGCGATAGGCCAACTGTTTGCAGACGCCGTTGTTGTCATGGTACTTGCGCCGCCGACCGTTGTTGTTGATCTGCGACGGCGGGATTATCTCACCACAGCCCTCGCAGATGATCGGCTTGGCAGCAGGCTTGTCTTCCCACTTTCTGGTCTTTTCATTCCAACGGTACCGCTCCGTCCAGCGGTGCATTCGCTGCCAGAGGTCTCCCCACTCCTCATCTGTGAGGTCTTCATCGAACTCTGCTGTTTCGAGGATCTCTTCTGGCCCATGCCGCCTGGCATGGTCTAGGTACTGCTGCACACGGCGCGGGATGCGCCGTACAGTGGATTTGCGGGTTGCGGGCACTATATATCCATGTGTGTCTAAGGGCTGTCTATACAGGATTTCCGGCTAAGATAGGAGGGGGCCGGTAGGGTATCCTTACCCTAGCAGAGAAAGATAACGCTACAGGTCCTGCGGCTTGAGGATGACTGTGACTGCGCGCTGTTGATTGGGCACGTAGCCCTGGCTCGGAACCAGCGTTTCGATGCCGCCCTGGCCCTTCCAGTAGTCCGGGCACTTGTCGTTGACGCAGCGGGCTTGACCGAGGCAGAAGTCCATCGGTCCAGCGCACGACCGGCAGGTGAGGTTGACGGCGCGGGTGGAGTGAGTCGTGTCCATTATTGCCTCTCTGTGCCGCATTCCGGGCACCAGTTTTGCGTGGATAGATGAATATGGTTGCCGCATGTTTCGCACTTCCAGTAGGCGGCGGGGAGTGGTGGATAGCGTTCGCTGACGACGCGAGCGACCGGCATGTTTTGAACGTGCCAGAGCCGTCCGCGCTCGTCCTCCACGTAGTACGCGGGACCGTTGACGGGCAGGCGGGGAACCTCGCGTGTGTGATGAACGACCGTTATCTGTTTAGGCTCAACCCGTTGACCTTGCTTGCGTCCCTGCCAGTAGCCCCAGTTCCAGAATGCGGCCAAGATAATCAGCAGCAGTATGAATTCCACAACAGGCTCCTCCGGGCTGTGGTAGGGCCGGAACTTGTAGGGACCGTCGTTTGGCCCCGGCCCTACCACATTCGCCGGGCATGGTCGCCCAGACGAAGTTTAGCAGATTCAGTTACGAAACACAAGGATGATAGCAATGATGCACAAGACCGCAGCGAAGCCAAGTGCAACAATTATCACTATCAATCCGTCCATCATTTTTGGTTTTTCCTTGTCTCTCTGTACTCGTCCAGTACTTCTTCCAGGGCCTCCGTCGCCACCCTAATGAACTCAGTTAGGGCGTGCATGAGAGTATGCGCTGGCGAGCGCGTCGGCATTCCACCGGGCGGGCGTGGCGGCCGCGGTGGTGTGTTCGGCATTCGAATGTTCCCCTTTCCAGTCATAGAACGAAGATGATGATG